TTTGTACCTAGTGCAAGATTTCCAGTCATTCGAATCTCTGTTCACTAAAGAGATCATGGAGGCTGTTGAGTTTGTCTTATATGATTACATGACCGAATATCATGCGGTCCACAAAGAATTCATGGAGTTGGTGCACGAAGTACTTGGAGGGACGAACAAGTGCTTCTACCGGAACTTTATGGTCCTGTTGAAGGCCACGAGGATGTCCGGAGAAATGTGTACCTCTCTTGGCAATGGGTTTGCTAACCTCATGTTTTTCTTGTTTCTCGCTCAAGAAGTGGGTTTCAAGAATGCAGAGATTGGGGTCGAGGGTGACGACAGTCTAGCCACTGGTCACGGCACCCCCCCTTCCCCCGCTGACTACGCCAAGTTGGGCCTAGTCATAAAACAAGAGGTCTATACTGACTTGGCTGAAGCCTCCTTCTGTGGCATAATCTTTGACCCTCATGACAAGATTAATGTCACAGATCCTCGGGAGGTTCTGGCCACTTTCGGTTGGACAACACGACGCTACGCTAGATCGAAAAAGTCTAAATTAATGGCGCTGTTGAGATGCAAGGCCTTGAGTTTGGCCCACCAATATCCCGGGTGTCCTATCATTGCCGCACTTGCACGCTACGGCCTGCGAGTGACGCGCAGCTACGACGTTCGCTCAATCGTCGAGTCGCGCCACTTCAGTTGGTGGGAGCGTGGACAGCTTCGCGAGGCTTTGCGAGACGAAGCCAAGCTGAGGCATATCACGCCCCCTTCCAGAACTCGTCTACTTGTCGAGAGTAAATTCGGCATAACAGTAGAGACCCAGCTACGTTGGGAAGCCATATTGGACAACCTAAACGATGTTGTCCCATTGGTTTTACCTGGACTCACTGACCATTGTCCGGCAGAGTGGGCCAGTTACTACGTAGACTATTCAACTAGGAAGCATCGTCTAGATCCTAAGTTGGAATGGCCACGCACTTTGGTACCAGTTATCAACAGTGATCGTCTATTGGTCAAGGGAGAAGTTCGAAAAAGGCTGGTGCCTGGTAGCTCGGCCAGGTTCCCAGCACCGTGGTAGAAACCCACGGATCAAAACACCGGATGCAAGAGAGGAGTACCTGCGGGAGTCCTTTTCCG